ATTCTAGGTTCTTGTTGGGAGTAATCAAAACAACCCCAATCACATTTATCTTCTGGAATAAATATAGATCTAATCATCGGTCCGAGCTCCGGGTGCCTCGCTGGAATCTGCTGTAAGTTTGGATTGCTCATAGAGAATCTACCGGTCACGGTCCCACCTGCATCTGATCGTATTTGATTTATGTCTGCATGAATTCTACCATTGTGTGCATGCTTTGTTATAGAATCTATAAAAGTTGTGTGTGCTTTGTTTATCTCTCTTGCATCTGCAATAAGTTTTGGAAACTCGTCAGGATGATTTTGTAAAAAGTTTTTTGTAAAGCTAGGCTCACCACTTTTTTCTGTTTTGTCATATGGAAGGTTTAATTTGTCAAAAGCTTTTGCTATACTTCTTGCTGCATGTATTTCTACTGTAAGTCCTGTTAACTCTTTGATTTTACTATGTATTTTATTCTCTTGATTTATTAAATTTTGTTTTAACTTAGCNGCATGTTCAAGGTCAACTCTTACACCTTTGAATCTCATTTCAACTAGACAAGGAAATAACTTAGTCTCTAAATTAAATACATCCATAAGTTCTTGAGTATGTAATTCAACAATTAATCTTTGCCATAATTTTAATGTAGCCTCAGCATCACGTTCAGCATACTCACCTACATACATCGCAGGCAGTTTATACATTTCTGATTTAGGATTTACGTCATAACTTTTAGCTGCTTCTTGTAATATTTTTTCGTCTTTACCAATACCTACATAAAATTTAGCTAATGTATTTAATGCATAAGACATTCTATTCTCATCTATTAGAGATGCTGCAATCATAGTGTCAACAATCTTACCTCTAATTTTTATACCAGCAGACCGAAGCCAACACACATCATACATTGCATTGTGAAATATAAAGGTAGTTTTTTCTTGATTAACTAGATCCTGGACCCACTCTAAAACAAGTTTTCTATCCATATTACCACCACCCTCATGTCCAATCGGATAATAACCTGACCAGCCCTCTATGGCCACCGCAACTCCAGCAATGTGCCCTTTTCCAACAACACTGCCTGATCCTTGGGTCATTAGATGTGGATCATATGTTTCTAAGTCAATAGCAACTTCTTTAACGCCTGACAGGTCTTTTAGTTCATGCGGTGCTACCCACTCTGTTTCGGGTGCAAATAACGGAATCTGTGGTCTTCTCATTTATAATCTCTCTCTTTCACCATTTCTAGATAATGTATAGCCTTATCTATATCTTGTATGCCACCCTTAGTTGAGTGCCTACATATATACTTTATAGCGTTGCCTTCTGCAAAAAGCAACTTATTTGCGTTAATAAATTCTGCAGGTTGAATGGCCATATACATATAATGTGTGCCGCCTACTTGTTTAAACATTGACTCTAATTCGCTAACTTTAACCTTGTCGTTAACAACTCCTTTTTTCTTTAGTTCTTTGTATAGTTTTTTCATAATATATAAGCTCGATCAAAGTTTTTAGGATCTAGCACATGCAATTCACGCTTCGCTCTCGTCGCTCCGGTATAAAATAATCTATGTAATTCATCCGGGTCATGACTAAAAGTTTCTAGCGCTGCGCCTGTAAGATCTTGTAATAGTAAAACGTTGTCGGCTTCTCCTCCTTTTGCTGCGTGTATAGTTGACATTTTAATACGAGGATTTTTATTTATTTGCTCACCATTCGCCCTCATATTACGAATGTATGTTTCCGTCATGGGGTCTAGTCCATCGAAAGCTTCATACCAAACATTGTCTGTAAGTAAACCATGTTTTTCTTTACAATCTTTTATTAAATATTTTTGGTCTGAATGTAAAGTTTTACCTTTTTGAAAACCAGGAGATACATGTGATCCTAGATATTCATAAATGTTTTTAATTTCTAAATAATTAAGTAATTCACCTTTACGCCAGTGTTCCCAATTATTAAGAGCTAATAATAATTTTAATGATACAGAATTCATTCCTTTATATTGGTAATACCATCCTTGGATTTCACATAAATCTTTTGCATCTTCTAAAAAATAATTTGCAGAAGATAACACTAGCCAGTTACCTTGACTCATATCTACTTGTGTTATATCAGAATATCTTTTTAACAATCCTATTTCTTCTCTAGGTTTATATTCTTTAGCAAATCTATTTTGTACTTTGTTAATTATCTTTTGCGATAGTTCATGTATAGGACCACCAGGTATTCTATATGATTGATCTAAAATTTTAATGTCATCAACTTCTTCTTTAAGTGCTATAAAATGATCTACGTCTGCACCAGCCCATTTAAATATAGCTTGGTCATCATCACCAGCAATATAAGTTTTCTCTGCACGACTCCATATTTTTCTAACCATATCCCATTGTAGCAAAGATAAATCTTGCGCTTCGTCAATAAACAATACTTCAAACTTATTTAAAGTTTCTTTTAATAAAAAGTCCTCTATTAAATCATTAAAATCTTTTAAACCTTTTTCTTCCTTAAATCTTTTTAGTTCTTCTGCTAATAAAAATAATGTGTTTCGTTCTATATCTAATATATTTTTTCTAGAATCATAATACTCTAATAGGTCCATACGCTTTACAGCTGCTGTATTTATAATTGTAAGATACTCATTGTCTGAATTAAAAGTACCATCATCATTTGAAAACTTTGCAGTCTTAATAGGTATGCCACATTTCTGCCCAAATTCTTTATAGTCTTCTGTCTTCATCATTTTTTGTTTAGTCATACCTAATTGATTAAAAGCAAAAGAATGTAGGGTTCTAAAAAATGGCAGATCATTATCTATATCTAATCCAAATTTATCTGCAGCTCTATTAGCCGCTTCTGTTGCGGCTTTTTTAGTAAACGAAAAGTACCCAATTTGTCTAGGTCTGATCCCATCCTTCAGGAATTGGTCTACTAAGTTTAANAATGTTGTNGTTTTTCCGGTTCCTGGTGGTCCTAGTATTATTGTCTTCATATTTTTTTAGCTTCCTTTCTGTTATTTCTAATTGTATTTGTGTTAATTCTAATTCTTCCTTTAGTTCTTGTATTATTAATCTAAATCTTAAATGCCAGTTTATACCTACATCTTTGTCATATTTCATAAAACCATCCATATCCAAAATGCGGTAAATACCACAAGAGAAATTAAATCCATTTTTGCTATCACTAAAAAGAATCTTGTTGATAAGGTTCTTTAGAAGTAGATGCTTCAATTTTTTTCATAGTTTTAATTTTAACAACTCTTGGCTGTTGAGATTTTATTCTTAATCTAGTCTCCTCTACAAAAATATCTTCTAATCTTTTAATTAANTTACCTGTNTTAACTTTATCCATATCCCAGTTATTCTTTTTAAGAAATGCATAAAAGTCTTCCATTCTAAAATAAGTAAATCCATCTTCTGTAAAAGGTAATTTATTAAATATATCATCAAGAGTTCTTGCTGATTGTCTATTGGTTGTCCAATCCTGCAACAAACCTATTATTTCGTTAGTAGGATTTAAAGACTCTAATGGTTCTACTGATTGTAAATTTTGCATCATTGGTTTTAAAAAATGTTGTTTCCAATCTTTAGGTTTAGGTACGGGCACAATTAAGTTAGCTTGATCTAAGCATGCTAACGCAAACAAAGGCGGACTATAAAGTTGTTCTGATTTTAATTCTATTCTAGTTTTATCTACATTTAAAAACCATTGCGGAGGTGTTGATGTATACTTTGTAAGACTTCCAAGTACAGGCATTTCTTCTTCACCAAATCCTACACCAAATCTTTTTGTTCTACATAAACCAGACTGACATACTGAATTAATAGGTGCATCTTTACATCTATACTTGTCATAACCTTTTCTGTTTACTGATTTAATTAATTGCTGAACCTCATTATTGCTTAACGCAGGATCCATATATTTAGAATTAGCTTTTACTATTTCATCTTCCCATGTGTCAGGATTTGATTGTTTAAAATAAACTGCAATATTAAATAACGCATTGTTTCTGGAACCCTCACCAAAACCAGTTGATGCTAACTTGTTTAAGCAAGGGGGTCCTCCAGGAAATGCTTCTTCTATTTTTTTTTCTTCTGTTTTGATTTTTTCAACTTCTTCTTTGCTGCAACTGTAAACATCATAGAGCTTATAAAATTCCTCAAGTGTACAACCGGCGCCAGTATCGTTGATAGCATATCGTAGTCCTTTCATTTGATTGTGG